TGCGATTTCACCTGCATTGTTTGTGAAAGTTGTCTCTTCAAGATATACATATGCGTTTTGAGTTGTTGATATTTGGTCAAACAATCCAATAACAGCATTAGGGTCTCTTAAAGCTGTCTCTAATATTCCAGGTGCTCTAAGGCTCTCTGGTGGATAACCTGTGGTATTTAAAGTTGTTTTAAATTCTGCTTGAGAGTCAACACCTTTAACACCATTGCTTAAATATGATTTATAAGCATCAGTGTTTGTGAATTGCTCACCAATTGTTTTGATACCAGCAGATTGTGGTTCAGCAACTGGCAATTCGTTGACAGCATCTGCGTCAACTTCCATTGCTTTTGCATTAGCAGCTTTTGATTCTTCAATCTTAAGCTCATCTAATGATGTTGCTAATTCCTCATTAAGACCTTTGATTTTCTCTTTTTGGTCGTGTGAGTACTTACCATTGTCAGCTGGAGCATCAAAAACAGATTTGAGTTCTTCACGAGATTTAGCGATATTTTCTCTAAGCTCTTCTACTTTACTCACTGTAAATTATCTCCTATTAGATTACTTATACTTCTGTGTCGTCAGCCTCAACATCAATAGCTTCTGCTATTAATCTTTGGCTTTCTATCCACACATCATCTTCCAAGTCATCATTGTCAACTGATTCAGTGTTATCTACTGGAACTTCTTCAGTTTCTCTTGATTCAGTATCAGGTTCCTCTGCTACTTCCTCAACTTCAACTTCTTCAGTATCGACTATATCAGTTGGTTCATCATCTTCAATAATCTCTTCAGCTAGTTCTTCTTCTAAGTCAACATCTAAAACCTCTTCAGCACCAACCTCAGAGATGAATGCATCTAATTCAGTCCATGCATCTATAAGGTCTTCTTGAACAGCTCTTAAGGCTTCAGTTGCCTTGGCTCCTATTTTTCTCCCATCTTTGGCACGCAACATCGCAATGGCGTTAGCTCGTGTCATTAAGTTAGAAAGTGCAGCAAGCACACTTTTAACTTCCTCTGAGAAAGTTTTTGGTTCTTCCTCTGAAACTTCAATGTCAGCAGATTTTTTCATATCTTTTGCACATTTACCTGTTTTCTCGTAATCACAAGCACTATAGCTTTTACTACAACAAGCACAATGTTCTGCATTTGCATCGTGAGATACTACTTCTTCTTTTGGCTCTTCTGCTGGTTTTTCTTCAGCAAAAGATTCTGAACTTAAAGTATCTTTTGTTAATTCTTCTAGCAATGACTTATTAGATTTAATAGCCATAGTGTAGGTTTCTTGATTTGCACCTACAAGAACTGGTGATACTTCATAAACTGATAAATCTTTTAAATATCTAGCATCAACTTCTTTATCATTACTTTTGAATTTTCCTCTTTCGCTATCGTTAACTCTGTAACCAAATGACCATTGTTGTAAGTCACCCATAGCTTTTACTAAGTTGTATGCTTCTTTTCCAGACTCTGTGTCCATAAAAAATGAACCTTCAAATGTAGCTTTATCGCCATCTTGTTTGATTTCACCTTTACCTATTGGCATATCCCATTTATGAGCCCATACCATTGGAACTGAACCTGATTTAAATCCTGATTTGATAGCTTCTGGAACGACAACATCGCCATCGCTATCTAATGTATTGAAGACTGAGAATACAGCAGAAACTTTTCCTTCTTCTTCTGCTTTAAATTCTAAGTCGATATTTTTAATTTCACTCACGAGTGCATCTCCTATATAAACTGTTAACAGATTTATTTAGGTGCATATATTAAAAGATTAACAAAAGTCTTTAAAATGCGTGGTATTTATCTTAAGGTGTGTTTGGGTTCTCTACTTTATTATTTACTTCAGCCATCTGTTTTTTAGATGAGAGTGGATGACTTGAAGGCAATAAATCAGTATCGTATGGCTTTCTCTTAAACTTCTCATTTTTCAAAGCAAACAAGAACCCATTAACTCGTGCTAATCCCCATTGTTCTTCAGAATTAACACTTGGTCTTACTGAACTAGGGTTAGTTCTATAAGCACCTACACCCCTATTAAAAACTGATACTAACATTCTCTTTGTTGCTTTATATTTTGGATTACTAGAATTATGGTCTTCGACTTTTTTATCTAGTGCTTTAGAGATTGCAGTAGTAACAGCTTTAGAACTATATTCATCAGCAATTTTCATTGCTAGTTTTCTAGCTTCTTTTCTTCTAGCGTTAACAACTTTTTTCTGGTCGTTAATTACTTTTTTCATAGCAGGAACACCCATATTTAAAACACCACCCCATTTAATAGCGGCAACAACACCAGCTAATCTGTTATTGTTTTGATGTCTTCCCATAAAGCGTTCTCTTCTACGAACCCAGCTAAGTACTGATTCACTTCTATCGCCAGATTTATATTTAGACCATCTAGCAAAAGCATCATTACCTGTAAAAGAGGTAGGAGGATTACCACCATTACCACCTCTTCTCCATATTTCTGGATAATCTTCTTTCAAACTTTTTGCGTAACCATAAGGAAATTGTTTATATTTAGAATTAGAAAGAGAAACTTGTTGGTCATCACCAGGGCTTGGAAAATTTGTCCTATCTTTCATAGGTTTTTCCTTTTTAATATTTTCTGGCTCTATCTCGAATATTTGTTCCATAAGTACTTCAGCTTCTTCTACGCTAACTTTTAACTCTTCCACCATACCATCAATGTAAGATTTTTTTGTTCTTTCAAATGCTTCGTGTGAACTACAAGGCATATAATAAGTCATATCTTCTATTTTGTGAGTATGAAAACCTGAGCAACCAATTTGTTCTGCTCTTCTTTTAGCAGCTTCTTGTGTGGTAAACATCCACATATTTCTTGAAGGTGTAAATGTAACTGCTTGTCTAGTTGTTTCTGGTACAGCATCTACGCTATCCATTTTTATATCATACAACTCTCTTAAAAATTTAGAATAAATACTAGAGCCACTATCACTAGATGCTCTAAGTTCTTCCATATCGACAACTGTTCCACCAGCAGGGTCATTATTTCTAGTATTTTCTTGTTCTTCTGTTGGTGCTTCTGGTTGAGAGCCATCAGCAGGAACTTGTAACATATTCATTGGTCTTAAATAAACATTATGTCTTTCATCAACATCTAGTCCAACTACTTTTCTAGCTTCTCCAATAGTTATCCAACCACCAGATACTCCCATATTAACTCTGGAATACAAATCATCCATATCTGTTTGTAAAGCTCTGACATTTTGAATATCATAATCACAAACTTGACCACTATCACCAAAATCAGGAACTAGCAACTGATGAGTTAATTCGTTAGCTACTGTTTTCCATAATGGAACTAATCTCTGCTCAGTGAAGAACTCTCGCAACTCAGCAGTATTGTTATAAGTTGCCGCATCCAATCCAGCTCCGAGTCCAGCCAATATTGCTGGCACACCAAGAACAGCAGAAACTCTTTCTTCTGGAAGTTTTCTTAGTTCAGTTAACTTCATTTGGTCAGGAGAAAAAGAAACAACTTCAACATTCATTGACCCAGATAACACCATTGGTGCACCTCTGTTTTTACCACCAAACTTTTGTTTATAAAGTTCAGCAATAGCTTCTGCTTCTTCCCTAGTAGGACCACCCATTGCATCATTTCTTGGAGAGAGAACTACGCCTGGAACAGCTAAGTTTGTTAACAATGCAGTAGTATATTGACCTGCTGCTTCATCACCTAACAATTCACGAAGAATTGATTTAAGTGGTGCGTGACCTCTTCTGTGGTCATTAGGGTCAATACCTTGTCTAATATGAATAATATCTTTAGGGTCTATTCTTACTGGTTCACCTGAAGTTGCATTTTTTTGTGATGCATAATATTCGTAATGCGTAATTAATTTAGATGTGTTACCTCTTACATCTACTAATCCTGGCATTAATGGAACTAAAGCTACAACTTTACCTTGTTTGTTTCTATTTTTAAATATAAAAGCATCGCCATGAGCATTTAGAGAAAGAACTATGTAATGTGATAAAAGACTTGAAGACATAAATTCATTAGGTCTTCTATAAAGTTCACTAACTGGGTGTTTGTAATCAACTTCTCTATCACCAAATACTTGGTCTCTTTTAACTACTTGTAATGCTGGTTCGGCAAATGAAGTCGCAAGAACATTTAAACAAGCTACTACAGCACTATTAGCAGTTCCATCTCCAATTTCTTTTAATTCTGCTGTTTCCCAAAAACCTGCTGTTGTGTTATAACCATAAACGCTACTATCTCTACTAGATGCGAGACTTTGGTTATAACTCGCCATTTTCCTTAGTGATGCTTCACTAGGTTTATTTAAATAATCTGATACTCTGCTTAAAAAACTTTTATTCTCTGCCATTAATACGCCTGCCAGCTTCTCCTCTGAACCAATGCCTGTACACCCAATACCAAAGCATCAACGATATCATCGTTTCTACCTACAGGAAAGGTCATAAGTTCTCTCTCTAAATCTTCTAACCACGATGCATTAGAACGAAACAACACATCGCCTGCCTCCATCCTAGCCGATAAAGGCATAGCCTGTGTTATTTTATCTTTGCTAGCATCCATTTCTCTAACTCTCATACCTCTACGCTGTGCTTCTTGTATAAAAGTTTTAGTAAATCCTTGTTTTTCCATACAAACATAAGACCATTTATATTTTTGGTACATACCTTGTATCATTGGAATAATATCTGGTCCTTCAATTTTTAATCTTTGCATATCCTCTACAAACAATTTCATATCTGGTGATATTGCGTAAGACATTACAACTGTATAGTCAGATTGAGTATTTGTAGTTACTGCTAAGTCAGCACCACCGAAGTGAACCATTTCTCCTGGTTGCCATTGAGAACCACCACCTTTGTACATTCTGTCTTCAACTTTAAAATATTGCATCCACTCAGGTTTAAGTAAACCTTGACCTGCATCAACAAACTCTGCTAAATACTCTTGAGCAAAAACAATAGACCCTACTTCTGCTTTAGCTGAATCTATTTCTTCTGGGTCTATAGCAGGATTATCATAAGTTGAAAATTGAAATCTATCCCAATTAGGTGCAGTTTTTGCAGTTTCCCATAAATCATAAAACCAATTATTCATACCCATTGGCGTACTAATAAATAAAGCAGAACCTTTTCTTTCAGTAAGTGTAGGTCTTAAAACTTCTTGCCAAACATCTGGTTTAATAAATGCTGCTTCGTCCATAACTAAGAAATTCAAACCTTCACCTCTTAATCTTTGGGGATTGTCAGCAGATTTACAAGATATAGAGCCACCATTTGGAAAAATTACTTCCATATTAGCTAAAGATATTTTAGGTCTAATTTCTTCTGGAAAAGAGTAAGCAGCGTTTTCTAGTGCTCTCCAACCAACTCTAGCAATTGCAAATGTAGGTGCTACCCACCATGCTCTACCACCATTAAGAGCAACTTCCATACACATATGAATACCAAGTCTGGTTTTACCAAAACGCCTACCAGCACATAATATTTTCCAACGAGCATCAGATTTAGATACTTCCTTTTGGTTTTTATGCAAACCTGGTAATTCAGGTACATATACAGGCATTAAATACCTAGTTCAGATTTTTTCTTTTTAATTTTTTTTATATGATTTTCAATAGTTGTTATTGCTTGTTGCCATTGTAAATGTTCAGATTGCTGTTGCAATTTAGAGGGCTCAACAATTGTCATACCAAAATGTTGTGCTTCTAATTTTTTTAATTCATTATTAACAATAGTTTTTTTATCATCTTCAGTTAAAAAGTCATAGTTAAAACTCATATCACCACCTAAATTTTTTCTTTTTAGCCTTGTTAAATTTATTAAGAGAACTTGCTGATAGATTTGCTGGGTCTTTTGT